GAGCGTTTTTAGTAGTAAAGTATCTGCAAATAACTAGGATACTCATATGGCCTCGAAAGCTAAATCAAGCCCCCCTGCTAAGATCAAAAGCCGCGGGCGACCTAAATCAACGAAATCAGCGGTCCTTACTAGGCGGCAAGAGCTTTTTGTAAAAGAGCTTGTCTCAAAAGACGGCCAGATCACTATGCGGGAAGCTGCCGTTAATGCTGGATACCCCGTTGGATCAGCACACACTCGTGCTTACGAAATGACCAACCCAAACATCTGCCCCCATGTTGTGGCAGCTATCCAATCATATCGTGCCGAACTGGATGAAAAGTTTGGTGTGAACTACCAAAGGCATTTGCGCGACCTTCAAACCATCCGCGATGCCGCATTAACCAACGGAGCCTATTCGGCAGCCGTACAGGCTGAATACCGGCGAGGGCAAGCGCAAGGTGATATTTATGTGAGCAGATCAGAAATACGTCATGGCAGCATCGATTCGATGAGCAAAGACGAAGTGCTGAATGCTCTAAAGGAGATTAAACAAAGTTATGCCCCGATCACTATCGACGTTACTCCCGAAGGAGAGAGCAATCCCCAGAACCGCGACAAAGCGCGAGGCCGACTTTTGGAGGTTGATGAAGACTGGGATGCAGAAGAGCCCGAGAACATGGAAAAGTACCCGAATTGAAACGTGGGCCATGCCGGGTATCCCGGATGTTTTATGCTGCGATGAAAACGGTAAGTTTCATTTTGTAGAATTAAAGGCAACATCTGGGAACGCAGTGGACCTACGACCCCACCAAGTTGCGTGGCTGACTAATCACAGTCATGCCAGCGTTTGGGTTTTAGTCCGCAAACTGCAAACTAAGACTAAGCCGCAAATGATCTATTTGTACCACGGTAAAGACGCGATGGATTTAAAACTGGAAGGCCTGAAAGTTGCGCCGGTTTACTTTTCTGATGAAGATTTTGACTGGGTTAAGATAATGAGCTTGATATCTCCCATATAATCGCATAACATCGTAGACCTAACCAACTACGGAGAAATGTTATGGGCTTAGATATGTATTTAACGGGGGACAAATATGTGCCCTCATGTGAGGAACCTAACAAGCGCGAGATTGTTGATGGTTACGAGGTGGAAAGCCACCGTTTGAAGCTGGGTTACTGGCGTAAACACTGGGCTTTGCACAATTACATCTCGCAACATTACGGCAACCAAGAGACGGTTCCGCTTGAGTCTGGTGACCTACGCGATATTGCGGAGGCTGTTGAGGACGGCAAGTTGGTTGATCCTGACGATGGCAAAGAGATGCCAAGCTATCAAAGTATTTATGCTTATCACCGGGAACCCGAACAAATCCGCGAAACTGTTGATGTTTTGCGAAAAGCTGCGGATTGGGTTGATGGCGTAGGCTGGCGTTCTGTTGAATATTACGGGAGTTGGTAAATGTTTTTTTTAATAAAGATATGGGCTCGGATGTTTTACGGCACAGAAGCGGTAGAAGATTTTGAAGAAAGGCACCGGCGCGGTAAAATAAAAAAACGACCACAAAAAACAAACCGTTCAAAATCCAGAGGTAAAAGATGACAAAATTAAACCCGGTTGACGCCGGGTTTTTTATTGCGCTATAGTATGGGATAAGTCGCATACATTACGGAGGGCAAACCATGTTAAAGACTGTTGAACTAAGCCGCGCCAAAAAAACAAAAGGCATCGCGGTAACATATAGAGCGGGCACCGGGGAAAAATACGCCACTTGTCCCAGCACTTGCAAAATGAATTGCAGCGGCAAAGGCTCGCAAAAAATCGATGATGCTTATCTTGATGCGTTGCTGGATGCAAAACCGGCCAAAGGCGTTTCATTTACTTACTCGCATTTTGATCCGCATGTTTTTAATTGGGGCCGCAAATTGCGGGCAGATAAAACCGTTATTAATTACAGCACCGAAAACTTAGGCGCGGCAGCCGCGTCGATTCATAACGGCGTCCCGTCCGTCGCGGTTGTAAGTGAGCAATCATGGCAGGGAAAGAAAACGCAACCGGCCCCGCATGGTATTAACGTCGTGCGGTGTCCTGCGGAAATCCGGGACATTTCCTGCGCAAATTGTGGAAACGGTGATCCACTTTGCGCCCGATTAAATCGCAATTTTATTATTGGATTTACTGCGCATGGTTCCAGCAAAAAGAAAGCCGCGGATTTAACCGTTAAGGGCGGTTGCTATGCGGACGCCGGTAATTGCCGAATATGGTGGGATGATACTGCAAACGGTGCGCAGCCGGATGAAACCGACGGGGAAAAGCTTTTGCGGTTTGTTAAAGGCCTGCCGCCGCGGTCTATTGTGCGGCACCATGTGGCGGGTGATATCGGGGCAGAATAACTTTCTAAAAAATAAAGCTTGCAATCATATGCAAGTTTATGCGAGATTATAGGAGCGGGCCGGGCAATGGCTCGCTTCTTTTAACTTTTACGGAGATTAACAACATGACTTATACAACTAACGCCTTCGCGCACGGTATCGGAAACAGTGCAGTATCTTCACAATGGTTTAGCCGCCCGGACGATCAAAAGTTTTTGTCACTTGATGACATGCTGGCTTATAAAAAAGTGGACGCGGGCCGCATGACAAGCCGCATTGTTGACACTCATAAGATGAAAATCGTCGGAGACTTTGACGAACAAAACCCCAGCCGGGGAAATGTGTTTGTTGAATATGCGGACGATAATCGTCGCGAGCATAACAACACCCCCACCAATTGGAGCTTCAATCAATTGTCCCAACTTGCAGGGGCACCGGCCGGATATCTTAAAGACTTGCCCGCACCAATAGCGGCCGAGTGCTTAGAGTGGGGCCTGAAGTATAATCGGGGCAAGGAATTGATTAAAGTTTATGGCCATGAAGCTCCGGGCGGTGAATTGCGGGCCGCAACCGGTCCAGATTATGGCCGGATTTTTGATTGGGAAATATTGGAGCCAATCAAAAACTTGATAGAAGAGAGCGGCGGCCGCTGGAAAGTGCCCGGCATGATGACTGGCAGCCGCAACGGCATGGCCGTTTATGATCCTGAAATCCCGGTTTCTATGGACACGACAACTCTTTTTGCGTCGGATCGGGATGTTTTCGTTTTCCTTGTGGATGACCGCAACCCGATTGAAGTGGGCAAGCTTCCAAATGGTGAGCCTGATTTGATGTTCCGCGGGTTTTATGCATGGAACAGTGAAACCGGCAGCAAAACAGCCGGGATCGCTGCAATGTATCTGCGCGGCGTTTGCATGAATCGGAACTTGTGGGGGGTTGAAAACTTTCACGAGATTAAAATCCGTCACACTAAATTTGCGCCGGACCGGTTTGCAATGGAGGCCCGCCCCGCATTGCAGTCTTTCGCAAACGGATCGACGCATTCTTTTGTTGAAGGTGTTCAAGCGGCGAAAGATGCAAAAATTGCCAAGGATGACGAAAGCCGCTTAGAATTTTTAACTAAGCGGGCGGGATTGTCCGGACGCATGGCCAAAGCAGCGGCCGCCCGCCACTTAACAGAAGAGGGCCGCCCGGTTGAAACCGTTTGGGATGCAGCGCAGGCGATCACCGCAATTGCCCGCGATGTTCCTCACCAAGATGCGAGAATTGAAGTCGAACGCAAAGCGGGCGCATTGCTGGACAAAGTGACCGCATAAACCGCCGCTATATAATAAGATCCGGGGCCGCCATTGTGCGGCCCTTTTTTGTGGGGGTTTACTTTTTATAAAGTTATCGCATATAATCCCACTAGCGGCGGGCAAGCCGTTCAACTTAACCTATGGAGTAAAAAACATGACAAATATTTTCGAAGTAAATTTCCGGGCGTCCGACATTCTTTTGGATCGCGTTTTAAATCCGGCCAAAGATCAGGACACCGGGCGCAACCGTCCCGAAGATTTGGTTGAAGCCTGCGGGATCATCCCCGACTTTTTCCTTGAGGCCTGCCATTTTGCAAAAGATAGCGAAACCGGTTTGACGCTGGACGGCGTTTGCGCCGGTATGGATAACGCCTATCAATTCGGCGGGTTTGGGTCTTATCCTTGGAAGGGGACGCTGGACCACAACGGGACATATCAGGCGGATAACGACGAAGACGCACCACTTGCACCGCTGGCCCGGTTTGGTTTTGAAGGCCGCGTTTTCTGTTATGTTTACGATTACGGCGTCGCGGCGGTCCGCATCGGATTGGATGGGCCTTATAAAATCGCTCGGTTTGATTAATCCGCAGCCTATATAATAAGACACCGGCCCGCCATTGTGCGGGCCTTTTTTGTGCCTCTTTACTTTCCTTAAAGTTAGCGCATATAATCCCATAGCGGCGGGCAAGCCGCGCCAACCCTTTTCTATGGAGTAGAAAACATGATTGAACTAAAAACAAACCCTGACCACTTACACGCGATCGCAAGTAATGTCCGATTGACCGATCAGACCGACCTTGCGCACGATCTCGACGCCGCAGCGCATGACATGAAAAACTTGCGCGACTACGGCGAACGGCTGGAACGCAGCACCCATCAGATGAGCGCGGAAATCCAAAGCATCCGCACCCAGCGCGACGAAGCCGCCGCCGCCTTGCTGGCCATCTTTAAACCCGCGCTTGAAAAGATGATTGACGCCGCCGTTGATGATTGCCGCGCCCTTTCCGACATCACCGACCGGCTGGACAACTTAGAAGACCCCGGCAGCGCTTCCGACGCGATCCGCGACGAAGTGAAGGACATGATCCGCGACGGTGATATCACTATCTCTATTGACCATATGTAACACCCCAGCAGCCCCACAACGACGATCAGGCCCGCCATTGCGCGGGCCTTTTCTTTTGCGCAGAGTTAAACAGTGAAACAAGCCGGGCCACGGCCCGAGACGCACCGCGCAAACCCACCGGGCCGACGATCCGCGGGCACTGGACCGAGCCCAGCGGGCACCGATTAACCGAGCGCAGCCGGTGCCAGTTATCCGCGATCCGCGGGCAATTGATGTCAGCAGCCGGACCCCGGCCGGTGAAAGTTACCCGACATCGATGGGAAGCTGCGCGACGAAAACCGCGACGCTGGACACCGGCCGCGGCCGCTGGACCCGGTTTCCCAGTAAAATCACCAGTGGAAAAACGGCCCGGGTCCCTTCCATATCGGGTCAAAAACCCTGATTTTCGGGCAAAAACTCAGTTTTCCGGCCCGCGGCACCCGCGCCGACCAGCCGGGGGCTAGAGCCATGTTTCTCACGAATATTCATTAGTTATTTCCAACGGCCGTTAACTGTCCTATAATAGCCCGTAATATCGCATATGTTTCACGTGAAACATTGCCCGTGAACCGCGTACCATAAATTAAGTAGGGTCCCCCATGAACGTTGCTCAAAATTCGATGTTAGAGGATAAAAAATTAAAATTAGAATTACGTTTGGCGCAGATCATGAAGAACGAGGAGTGCCAAAATAATTTTTTAATTTTTGTAAAAACAGTTTGGCCTGATTTTATTGCGGGCCGTCATCATAAGATTATTGCTGAGAAGTTGGAAAGGGTTGCAAATGGCGACTTAAAGCGACTTATCATCAACATGGCTCCGCGGCACACGAAGAGTGAGTTTGCGAGTTATTTATTTCCGGCATGGATGATGGGCCGTAATCCGAAGATGAAGATCATTCAGGCTACGCACACGACGGAGTTAGCTGTTAACTTTGGTCGCAAGACGAAGAACTTGATTGAGAGTGACGATTACAGGGATGTGTTTCCGGGGGTAAAGTTAGCTGCGGACAGCAAGGCGAGTGGTCGGTGGGACACGAGCGACGGTGGGATGTATTATGCGGTTGGTGTTGGTTCGAATTTGGCTGGTCGTGGTGGTGATTTAATTATCATTGACGATCCTCATTCGGAGCAGACGGCGATGAGCAACACTGGTTTTGAGGATGCTTGGGATTGGTACACGGGTGGACCGCGGCAGCGTTTACAGCCGGGTGGGAGCATAGTTTTGGTTCAGACGCGGTGGTCTGAGAAGGATATGACGGGTCAGTTGCTGCGGGCTCAAGCGAAGGACGGTTTTGCGGATCAGTGGGAGGTTGTTGAGTTACCTGCTATTTTTGAGGACGGGACTTCTTGTTGGCCTGAGTATTGGAGTTTGGAGGATTTGACTGCGGTTAAGGCTTCTATTCCTCCGAGCAAGTGGAATGCGCAATATCAGCAAAATCCTACGGGTGAGGAGAATGCGATTATCAAGCGCGAGTGGTGGCGTGTTTGGGATCAGGATAAGGTTCCTCAGTTGGAATATGTTATTCAGAGTTACGATACGGCTTTTAGTAAGCGGGAGACTGCTGACTTTAGTGCGATTACAACGTGGGGGGTATTTTATCCGAATGAGGGTGGTTCTGGGCCTAATTTAATTTTGTTGGATAGTAAGAAGGGGCGTTGGGATTTTCCGGAATTAAAGCAGGAGGCTTTAGAAAATTATAAATTTTGGGAGCCTGACACGGTTATTGTTGAGGCGAAGGCTTCTGGGACCCCTTTGACGCAGGAGTTACGTGCTATGGGGATTCCTGTTGTGAATTTCACTCCAAGTCGTGGTAATGACAAGATTACTCGGGCGCATAGTATAGCGCCATTATTTGAGGCTGGGATGGTTTGGGCTCCTGACGAGATGTGGGCGGAGGAGTTAATTGAGGAGGTTGCGGCCTTTCCGAATGGGGAGCATGACGATTTGGTTGATAGTATGACGCAGGCACTTATGCGCTATAGACAAGGTAATTTTGTACAATTACCAACAGATGACTGGGAAGATGAAGAAAACTCTGCTAAAGTGAGATTGTATTATTAGATGAAGGGCGTCTGGATGTATGGTACTGCGGTAAATCTTGGGGCTGGCGGCTTTGACGACGTGATGTATTTCGAGGGGGGCGGCAGTCCTATGTACTTGGAAGAAACGTTGACGGGCACGGCACCGGGGTCACAAAGCCCGAGGCCTGAGTTTGCTGATCTCAGGGGCCCCGTGGGCGACGATGCGCCTGTTATGTCTGAAGAAGAGCTTGCGGAGTTTGAGGACCAAAAAGGTTTAGGGTCCCTTATCATGGACCGGATACGTGGAAAGAACGTCACGGAAGATTTACGTGAGTCTGGCCGTGTTGGCGGCACCTCCCCTGAGTTTATGGAGACATTAATTGACGAGTACGGCTATCCGAGTGTCTTTGACGAGGAGACGGGCGAGAAGATAATACCTACCGATTTGGACCTTTATTCTGAAGAAGTCCGTCATGCGCGGCCCGAGGACCGTGGTGATTTGCCGACGTATCCTGAGTTAGAGGATGCTCGGGGTCATTTGTTAGGTTCGGCTGTTATGGCGTCGGAGTATGGGCCTGATACTGCGGAGAGTGCTGGAAACTTTAGTGAGTTTATGGATCGTTTTGCGCCGATTCTTATGGGTGGTGGTCAGAACAAGCGTGACGTTGCTATGGACCAGCGGAACAACGCGATTGGTCGTCAGATATTTATGAAGGCTGGAATAGACGCGACTGTTGAGGAGTTAACCCAGCAGGTTGACGCTGAGATATTTAAGCAGTTAGATAAGATAATGGGACGTTCGCAGGAGGATCGTATGACGCCATCGGCGGATCAGCCTCGCGCCCCACGGAACTTTAAATCACCGTCTGAGGGTCCGGATGTTTTTTTCCCTCGCAACGAGGAAGGTTATTTTGACACGACTAGAGGCGTTATGGGGATATCTCCTCGTAAGTACCGTAATTACGGCGTTTAGGTTGGTCAAATAGGAGGATTACATGGCTGAAGAAATAAATGGTTACTCGGGTAGTTTAATGGACAACAATGTTCCTGCGCAGCTTGACGAGGATGACCTAAAGGCTGAGATGGAGATTGAGCTTCCTGATTCACAGAACGACGTTATGGCTATGATTAGTGCCGAGGACGTTGGCGAGATAGAAATCAGTGAGACTGACGACGGCGGTGTTGAGGTTGATTTCGATCCCCAAGACCAGCGCGGCGAGGACATGGATTTTTATGCCAACTTGGCTGAAGAGATGCCGGATCGTGAATTGCAGCGCATTGCGGGTGATTTATTGAGCGAGTATGACGCGAACAAGGCCAGTCGTCAGGACTGGGAGGATGCGTATTCGAGTGGTTTGGAGCTTTTGGGCTTTAACTACGAGGAGCGGACGCAGCCGTTTCGTGGGGCCTCGGGTGTTACGCATCCGTTGCTTGCGGAGGCTGCCACACAGTTTCAGGCGCAGGCTTTTAATGAGCTTTTGCCGTCTAGCGGTCCTGTTCGTACTGTTGTTATGGGCCAAGAGACGCGGGCCAAGGCTGCTCAATCGCAGCGTGTTCGTCAGTTTATGAATTATTATATTACGAATGTCATGGAGGATTACACTCCTGACATGGATCAGATGTTGTTTTATTTACCGCTTGCTGGTTCGACGTTTAAGAAGACGTATTACGACGAGGCTATGGGCCGTGCGGTCAGTAAGTTTGTTCCTGCGGAGAATTTAGTTGTTCCGTATGAAACTTCTGATCTTGAGACGTGTCCTAATATTACTCAGGTTGTTCGGATGTCTTTGAATGATTTGCGCAAGCGTCAGATTGCTGGGATTTATTTGGATGATGTTGACGTTATTCCTGCGCAGCGTGAGGTTACGGGGCTTGACGGCACGATAGATCGAATTGACGGCCTACAGCCGGGTACGATTGATTACGACTGCACGATACTTGAGTGTCACGTTGATTTGGACCTTGAGGGTTATGAGGAGCTTGACGAGGACGGCGAGCCTACGGGCATCCGGGTCCCTTATATTGTTACGCTTTCCATGGACAACGGTCAGGTTTTGTCTGTTCGTCGGAATTGGACCGAGGACGATGAGCGGAAAAAGAAGATACAATTTTTTACGCATTTTAAGTTTTTGCCGGGGTTTGGTTTTTACGGCCTTGGTTTGATACATACGATTGGAGGTCTGTCACGGACCGCCACTTCGGCACTGCGACAGTTAATTGACGCGGGTACGTTGTCCAACCTCCCTGCGGGTTTCAAGGCCCGTGGACTACGGATCAGAGACGATGATGAACCGTTGCAGCCCGGTGAGTTCCGCGATGTGGATGCTCCGGGTGGGGCTATCCGCGATAGTCTTATGCCGTTGCCCTTTAAGGGTCCGGATCAGACGTTGTTCCAGTTGTTGGGTTTTGTTGTTCAGGCTGGTCAGCGGTTTGCGACGATTACAGACTTGAAGGTTGGAGACGGCAACGAGAACGCGGCTGTCGGCACAACGATGGCTATGATGGAGCAGGGCTCTCGTGTTATGAGTGCTGTTCACAAGCGGTTGCACTATGCGATGCGCCAAGAGTTTCGGATTTTGGCCCGTGTTATGTCGGAGAGTTTGCCGCAGGAGTATCCGTATTCGGTTCCGGGCGGTGATGAGACGATTATGCGCGAGGATTTTGATGGTCGGGTAGATGTTATACCGGTCAGCAATCCGAATGTGTTTAGTCAATCGCAGCGCATTATGTTGGCGCAGACCAAGTTGCAGTTGGCGTCTCAGGCTCCTGAGATACACAACATGCACGAAGTGTTTAGAGACATGTATGACGCTTTGGGTGTTACGGACACGGATCGTTTGTTGAAGTCTATACCGGCGGATACGGATGAGCCTGTTGATCCGGCGCAAGAAAACATTAATGCTTTAGACATGTTGCCGTTGAAGGCGTTTGAGGGTCAGAACCATCAGGCGCACATTACGGCTCACTTGTTGTTTGGCACTTCTCCGATTGTGGGCGGTATGCCTCCTGTCGCGATTGCTGTTCAGAAGCACGTTATGGAGCATGTGCAGATTGCGTCCCGCGAGCAAGCGGCGGTTCAGTATTTGCAGCAAGTTCAGCAGCAGGGTGGTCAACCTGCGGACGAGGAGCAGATGCTTCAGGTCGAGCAGATGACGGCTCAGTTAATTGCGGAAGGCTTGCAGCAGCTTAAAGAATTGTCTGGTGAGCTTTCGGGTGCTGGCGCTCCTGATCCACTTGTTCAGCTTAAAGAGCAGGAGTTGCAGCAGAAGGCGACGGCGGATCAAGCGGATACGCAGATCGATCAGGCCAAGCTGGAGTTGGATGCGCAGAACCAGCAGATGCGCGGACAGCAGTTCCAGCAGCGGTTGCAGTCTCAGGAAGAGCAGACGGCGGCTCGTATTCAATCGGCCATGGACCGTGAGATACTTAAACAGCGAGGGCAAACGCAATGATGAGCAAGAGTTTAAATTACGCCTATCCGCAAAAGTTTGCGGAGGGCGGCGAGGTGGCCGAGGCGGCTCCTCAAGAAAAAAGCACGTCTTACGGCTTTGTAGACGCTGATGGCAATTCTTACAACATGGGCGACAATCGCCCGGGTCACGGGGGAACCAGCCTAGAAAGAGCAGTAGCCAACGTTCAGGAGTATTACGATCTGGCCCCGGGATCGTTTACGGTTAACAACAACGATACCCGCACATTGATGGGTACTTACGATTCGGCGTCGGGTACTTTTCAGGGCGCTGACGACTCTGGTGGCACAAACGAGAACGAGTCTGGTTCTGCAAACACGGATGCCATGACGGCCTTGGAGATGTCTGTTGGGCTACAAGAACAAGACATGCGCTACGATGCAGACCAAGACGGCAGGCTTGGGGCGAATGATGCGCTTTTGTTTGAGAAATACGCTAAGATGCCTGATTACGATGACGCTTCGGGCTTTATGTCGGGTTTCTACGGCGAACAACCCGCGCAAAAGACCTATCCCGGCGGAGAACCTACTTATACGGATCAGGTTCCGGGTTATACGGAGGGTGGCGTAGAGTTCCAAGGGCCTGATATGCCTCCTTTCGGCATGGCTACCACTATGGCCATAGGTGAAGAAGACACGCCTTTTTTGGAGCCAGACATGGACGACATCTTTGGCCCCGGTGGCGGCAGGCCTACCACTATGGCCATGGGTGAAGAAGACACGCCTTTTTTGGAGCCAGACATGGACGACATGGACGACATCTTTGGCCCCCGCCCCGGTGTGGACCCTGTACCTGATACGCCCGTTTTTTCCCTTCCTCCCGGTGTGGACCCTATGGTCCCTGCCCCTGTTACACCTTCACCGGTGGTTAATCCTGTGTTTACACCCTCACCGGTTAACACAGCATTTACGCCTCCGCCGCCTCCTCCAGTAGAAGGTCGGACATACGGCGCGTATAGCGGCACCCCAATGGGTCCTACTAATTCTATTCAGCCCTTCACCCCGTACATGCCCCCGCAACAAGCGCAGGGCCCGGACCTTCAATCCCTAATTACAGACACCGATTATTTGTTAAATAATTCGGGTCCCCGTACAAGCGTCTTCCAAAGGAGTTAAATTATGAAAGATCGTAAAATTAAAGTAAACGGCTCTGCGCCGAGTGATCCGCCAAAAGCGGTTGGTTACGCGGACATTAAGGGTCAAGGCCGCATTCCTTACGGAAAAACAGCCCCCGCCCCGATGGCCACGGACAACGTGCGTAAGATGAAAACGCGTGGCACGGGAGCCGCGATCCGCGGCACGAGTTACATGGGCAGCGGTTCTTAACGTTGTTTTTTCCGTAAATCGCATAAATTTACAGATAGTCCTAGCTTATCTTATACAAGTTGTGCTAGGATTATATCTGATAATGTTAGATATTATGCGAGGTGGGAATGGATGAAATATATGTAGCCGAAGCGGTTTTTCGTATCTTGAGAGAAAGACGGCAAGGGGTTACGGATTTGATGATTTTTGGAAACGTCAAATCAATGGAGCAATATCGTGAGCTTATGGGCAACTTAGAGTGCCTAAATCACGTGGAACAGGAACTCAAGGGCCTGCTAGATAAACAGGAGCGATCCGATGACTAACCAGTCAACAAGAATTGATCTGTCTGCGGCTGCCGAAGGTGTGGCGGCTATGGCGGAAACGACAAAGGCTAATTTAGCTGATGCTTATGTCGAAAAACCCCGTTTAAACCCAGAAGCTTTAGACGCAAGTCTTCTGGAAAGAATGCCTGCCCCTACTGGATGGCGTATTCTCATTTTGCCCTACCAAGGTAAGGCGAAGACGGCCGGGGGTATTTTTATCCCTACCGAAATTCAAGAGAAGAGCCAGATATCCACACAGGTGGGTTATGTCCTTAAAGTCGGTCCTTTGGCTTACAAAGACCGTGACAAGTTTCCTGACGGCGCGTGGTGCGCGGAGAAGCAGTGGGTATTGTTTGCCCGTTATGCCGGTTCGCGCCTACAGATCGATGGGGGAGAAGTCCGCATCCTCAATGACGACGAGGTTCTTGCGACTATTTTGGACCCTGAAGACATCCAGCATTTGTAAACGAGGTAAAATATGGCTAATAGTAGTGAAAACCCGATTGAACTAGACGTTGGGGACAACCAAGAAACTGAGGTTGAGGTTGTAAGTGAGGTATCTTCGTCGGAAGACGATGACCGTGATGACCAGTTCTCCAAAGCGGAGACGGCAACTCAAAAACGAATTGATCGTTTGACGAAGAAGATGCGTGAAGCTGAACGGCGCGAGCAAGAAGCGATTAAGTACGCTCAAGCGGTCCAGACGGAGGCAACCGGCCTAAAGAACCGGATGTCCCACATGGATACGAATTACGTCAACGAATATACAAACCGTGTCAACACTCAGATGCAACAGGCTGAAAATGAATTAGCCCGTGCAATTGAGATGGGTGACAGCAAGGCCTCGGTGGAAGCCCAGCGCAACTTGACTAAGTTGGCTATCCAGCAAGACCGAGCCGAACAGGCAAAAGCGCAACAAGATCGTTCGCGACAACAGCAACAGGCCGCTGCGCAGCACCAATCGCGTCAGCCTATGCCTGCCCAAGCGCCCAAGCGCCCTGATCCCAAAGCGGAGACATGGGCCATGAAAAACAGTTGGTTTGGCCAAGACGAGGCCATGACGTATGCGGCGTTTGGAATACATAAAAAGCTCGTTGAAGACGAAGGGTTTGACCCGACGAGCGATGACTACTATAATGAACTTGACCGTCGCATTTCAAGTAAGTTTGTAAATGCCGGAAACACCGCGAACAGACGGCCCGCTCAAACGGTTGTTGGCGCTTCAAGAACACCATCTGGGCGCATTGGGAGAAAGGTTCGTCTCACCCCGAGCCAAGTCGCAATAGCGAAAAAATTGGGTGTGCCGCTAGAAGAATATGCGAAATACGTGAAGGAGTAAGAAGATGACTGAACAAAACAATCAAAACGATGGTTCGGCAATTAACCGTACTTCTCGCGCTAACCAAACCCGGGACAAACAGGCTGTTCGTAAGCCGTGGGCCCCACCGTCTATGCTAGACGCACCACCTGCCCCTGATGGCTTTAAGCATCGTTGGATACGCGCCGAAACGCGTGGCTTTGATGATACTAAAAACATCAGTGCTAAAATGAGGGAAGGTTGGGAATTGGTCCGTAAGGACGAGTATCCTGATTTTGAATCCCCTGTTGTTGAATCAGGTAAACATGAAGGTGTGTTTGGAGTTGGCGGGTTGCTTCTCGCTCGTATTCCTGTCGAAACAATTGCAGAACGAACAGCGTATTTCTCTCGTAGAAATATGGATCAGATGCAAGCTGTCGATCACGATATGATGCGCGAGAATGCACATTCAACCATGACGATTGCTAAACCCGATCGTCAATCTCGTGTAACCTTCGGTGGCCCCAAGAAATAGGGCTACCTCAATAGGAGTGAAATCTAATGGCAAATTCTAATACTGCCTATGGTCTTCGTCCTATCGGGCTAGTTGGCGCTGCGGCTAATACTACTGGTGTAACCCAGTATGAAATCGCTTCCAACAACACTAATGCAATCTACCAGTACGGTATCGTAGTTCCTACGAGCTCCGGTGTGGTAGATCAAGCTGGTGCTACTAATGGTGGTACTACGCAAGCATTGGGTGTCCTGATGGGCGTAGAATACGTGGACTCGGTTCAAAAGAAACCAGTCTTCATTAATTACTGGCCCGGTTCGGGTTCGGTAAGCGTCGATACAAACCACCCTGTAAAGGCGTTTGTTGCAGACAACCCTAACCAACTGTACAAAGTTGCGTCTGACGCTACTCTGTCAGATCGGGCAACGGCTCTTGCGCATGTATTTGCGAACGCGTCGTTGGGTACATCTGCTCGCACAGGTTCTACTGACACCGGTAGTTCCGATTCCGCTTTGGGCGTGTCTACTATTGCTGCAACGGCTACTCTGCCATTGCGTATTGTGGGCATCATGGACGATGCGGGTAACAGCGACTATGCAGCCGCTGGTATTCCGTTGATTGTTCGTTTGAACGCTCATTATAATGCACCAACCAGCCGGTTTGATTCGCAGACTACCGCGACATCAACAGGTCTATAAGGAGGGCTTAATAAATGGCTATTTCTCGCGCACAATTAGCGAAAGAGCTAGAACCCGGCCTTAATGCCTTGTTCGGCCTTGAATACAATCGTTACGAAAACGAGCATGGTGAAATCTTCGAAGAAGAAAGCTCAGACCGAGCTTTTGAGGAGGAGGTCATGCTCGGCGGATTTTCCACAGCACCTGTTAAAAGCGAGGGCGGTGCCCTTACTTATGACGATGCGCAGGAAACATATACCGCTCGTTACACTCACGAAACCATTGCGTTGGCATTTTCGATCACTGAGGAGGCTATCGAAGATAACCTTTATGATCGTCTGGCATCTCGCTACACCAAAGCTCTGGCCCGTTCTATGGCCCAGACAAAGCAAATCAAAGCGGCTTCTATCCTGAACAATGCGTTCACGGCTGGTGTTTCTGCGATTGGCGACGGTGCAGCACTTTGTTCAGCATCCCACCCATCGCTTTCTGGTAATCAGACTAACGTCTTGGCAGTTGCTGCCGACCTCAACGAGACTTCGTTGGAACAGATGTTGATCGACATTGCCAGTTTGACTGATGAGCGTGGTCTGAAGATTGCTGTTCGTGGTATGAAGTTGATTATTCCGAAAGAACTGCAATTTATTGCAGAGCGGGTAATGAACTCCAACCTGCGTTCCGGCACTGCCGACAACGACAACAATGCGATGAAAAACATGGGTATGATTCCTGACGGGGCAGTGGTTAACCACTTCTTGACAGACTCAGACGCATTCTTCATCAAAACTGATGCTCCAAATGGTTTCAAATTGTTCAACCGTTCGCCTATTAAAACGGCGATGGAAGGCGATTTTGATACGGGTAACATGCGCTTTAAGGCGCGTGAGCGTTATTCTTTCGGTGTATCCGATTGGCGTAGCGTGTACGGAACTCCCGGCGCAGCATAAGAACAGAACCTCATTCTGTACTGCAAGGAGGGGCCTCTTTCGAGGCCCCTTTCTTTTTTGCCAAACCTAGAGTATACTTCTTTAAGGGTTAACATATTAGCTTTGTAGACAGGTTCTGCCCTCCTGACGTTGCATAGACTACGAAGCGAATCCTTATGCAAAAAGGTGCTTATAATGGCTTCTACTACTTTTTCAGGTCCAGTGACCTCAACAAACGGTTTTGTTGGCGACATCCAAGTTCCAACTTACACTGTTGCAAATGCCCCATCCGCTTCTGATGCAGGCGCGGGCACTTTGGTATATGTTTCTAACGGCGCTGCGGGCGCTGCAATCTTGGCTTTTTCTAACGGCACTGATTGGAAGCGGTCTGATACAGGCGCTACAATCGCAGCCGCGTAAGGGGTCGGTCATGAGTAGGTTTACAACCGCTTCGGCCGAAGAACTAGCACGTCGGGGGTTAAACTCCGACGGCACACCTATAAAGGTGGAAAAAGTTCGAGCCCGAAAGAAAAATGGCACACTTAAAGCAGACGACCCTTCTACGCCCAATGTAAACGAGGCATGGGAAGATAAACCTGCAAAGAAAAAGGGTTAACAAATGGCTGGTTCTGATATTCGAACAAAACGTTTGGCTGCGACGGGTTCTGCTGCGGTTGGTCCCGCACGTATTCGTCAAATTCAAATAAAAACAACCACGGGCTCTCCTCGCCTAACGGTTACCGACGGCAACGGGGGTGCAACTGTTTTGGACATGGATTTAAATGCTTCTGATACGCACTCCGTCAACATTCCGGACGAAGGTATTCGTGTAACCGATATTTACATATCGTTGTTCACGGCCTGTACGTCTGCAACGGTGTTTTACAGCTAAAGGCGTGAATCATGGCTACAACAAAAGACGTAACTAGAACACCGTCTGGCCGTATAAAATACCGCGGGGAGTCTTTTTCGGGTTTTAACAAGCCTAAAAGGACTCCTAACGCGTCTAAAAAGAGCGCCGTCCTAGCTAAAAAAGGCTCTGAGATTAAACTGGTCCGGTTCGGGGACCCTAAGATGTCCATCAAAAAAGACCAACCCGGCCGTCGTAAAAACTTTCGAGCCCGTCATTCGTGTGATACGGCAAAAGACAAGTTCAGCGCCCGATACTGGTCCTGCAAAGCGTGGTGAAGTAGAAATGAACCTTTCCTTTTTCGGCAACCCTAAAGAGGCAAGCATTGTATCCGAGTTAATGCAGTGGTCCGAAGAAGTTTTAGAAAAAAGCAACCCGTATTTTAACGACCTTCCGCCGTGTCCTTATGCAAAACAAGCGTGGCTGGACGAAAAAGTTGCTGTACTTTTTAAATACGAAAGTAGTAACCAAGTTTTGTACCGCACTGTTTCTAGCTTTGATGACAATTTTGAATTAGCCATCATTGTAGACTTAACGGTTGAAACGGCCCCGGAAGCTTTCCATGAATATTTGGACGATTTGAACACAGTGATTTCTGAGGGGATGTTTATTGATAAAGACATCTGGGTTATGGGTTTTCACCCAGAAGACGACGCGAGCGACTTTGTAGCGGACATTGAGTTCGACGCTACCGTGGAAGAAGCTTATTCCTTGATTTTTGTGCAACGGTTGTCAAAACTGCAAGAAGCGGCAGACAAGTTGTCAAAAAAGGGCTACTATGATACTTATGACGCAGAATATAATGCTCGCGAAATCTATGCAAAGCGGGAAAACCTTTATAGGGGGCTAAAAAATGGCGATGAAACCTAAGAAAATGCGTGGCGGCGGCATGGTTAAGAAAATGCGTGGCGGCGGCATGGTTAAGAAAATGCGTGGCGGCGGTATGGTCAAGAAATTTGGCAGCGGCGGTAAAGTCGGCAACAAAAGCTGTGTAGTAAGGAATGCCTGATGGGAAAGAAGCCCGGTTTATACTCGAACATTCAAGCTAAACGAACCCGCATTGCTGCGGGTTCGGGCGAGAAGATGCGAAAACCCGGCGCAAAGGGCGCTCCAACGGCAAAAGCGTTCAAGCTGTCGGCTAAAACCGCAAAGACGAATAGGAAACGGTAATGACTACCTCTAATAGCAAAGATTTTGATTTAGACGTAGCTGAGTACGTTGAAGAAGCTTTTGAGCGTTGCGGCTTAGAGGTACGAACCGGTTATGACCTAAAGACGGCCAAAAGGTCGTTAAATCTTATGCTTGCGGATTGGGCTAACCGTGGTTTGAACCAATGGACCATTAAGCAGCGGACCGTAGCAATGGTTGTTGGTGATGGTTCTTATGAACTAGGCAATGACGTTATTGACGTATTGTCTGTCATTGTTCAACGCGACGGGACAGATTATTCTTTGGACCGTCTAAGCCGTGATGGGTTTCTTACAATCCCAAACAAAGCTACTCAAGGCCGCGTAAATCAGTTTTTCTTAGACCGGCAAGTTACGCCGGTTTTAAACTTGTGGCCTGTTCCGGACAATGCCACGGATGTTGTGTATTATGACGCTTTGACCCGTATGGATGATGCGGACATATACACCAACACCATGGACCTTCCGTTTAGGTTTTATCCGTGTTTGGCGGCGGGATTGGCTTATTATATCGCTTTAAAGCGGGCTCCTAACCGTGTTCAAATGCTGAAAGCAGTATATGAAGAAGAGTTTGACCGCGCAGCCACAGAAGATCGGGATCGTTCGTCGTTTAACGTCGTTCCTAATTATCAATATTACAGGGTGGGCTAATGTCTAAGTTTGCATCCGGTAAAAATTCATGGGCTATATCGGACCGATCCGGGCAACGGTATCGGTATCGACTTATGCGCAAAGAATGGAACGGGTTGCTAGTTGGCCCGGACGAATTTGAGCCTAAACAGCCCCAATTAGGGCCTTTTCGTAAAGTTTCAGACCCCGAAGCGTTACAGAACGCTCGCCCTGACCGGGTAGAGCCCATGGACGTTTATGTTGGTGTGCCTTTGGTAGAAAACCCCGCCCTCCGGCCCGCAACGGGCTTTGGACAGGTTGGATCAGTGACGGTGGTGACATGAGCTTTACATATGCACAATTAAAACAGGCTATTCAGGACTATACTGAGAACGAAGAAACCACTTTCGTCAACAATTTGCCTCTTTTTATCACGCAGGCGGAAGAACGGATTCTTAAAAACGTTCAATTAAGCCTGTTTAAAAAGAATGTGAGCGGATCAATGTCCGCTTCTAACAAATATTTGGCTTGTCCTAGTGATTATTTGGCTTCTTTTTCGCTTTCTTTTATAGATGCGAGCGGAGACCATGTGTTTTTGGACTTTAAAGACGTGGATTTTGTCCAATCTTTTAATCCGGACGCGACGACGACGGGCAGCCCTCGTTATTATGCTGTTTTTGACGTAGATAACTTTGTTTTGGGCCCTACCCCAGACGCTTCTTCGGCCGTAGAACTACATTACTTTTACCGGCCTGCTAGTTTGACGGCTGGCGCGGAAGATGGGACCACGTGGCTTAGTGAAAACGCGGAAATAGCTTTGTTGTACGGCAGCTTGATGGAAGCTTACATCTTTATGAAGGGTGAGGCTGATATGATGGCTATGTACGAAAAAAGATTTGCCGAAGCCGTATCTGGCATGAAAATGCTTGGCGAAAGTAAAGAAGTAACAGATGAATATCGGACTGGTATGTTAATTAGGCCGAAACAATGAAACTTGAACTTGTAAACGATAAGGAGACTTAGGCATGGCCTTTACAGGAAATTTCATGTGTACGAGCTTCAAGAAAGAGCTTCTTGAGGCCGTGCATAACTTTCTATTAAGCGGTGGAGACACCTTTAAGATTGCTTTGTATGACAACAACGCGTCCTTTACGGCGGCAACTGCTGCCTATACCACCTCTAACGAAATAACAGGGAC